ACACCACCAATGGCAGTATCTATCCTGGATCTGCCCGAATGGCACAATGGGATAAGTTTAAATCTGTCCTGCTGAATTTCAGTATTGATGGAATAGGAGAGCGATTTAATTATCTCAGATATCCGCTCAAATGGAACACGGTTGAAAACAATATAAAACGTCTAGTCAATGAAACTTCTGACAAAATTACTTTTCATATCAATCATACTGTGACTCCATTTAACGTCTTTTATTACAATGAATTCTTGGCCTGGGTAAATGATACTTTTCCGCAAGATAGATTTACCGGCATACACACACATACTGCATACGGAATAATGAGTGTGGGATATTCTACCAGCACGCTACATGCCGCAATAAAAAACATATACGGTGATAACCATTTATTGACAGGCATGATTGACTCAACTGATAAAATGAATACACCAGAATTTCTTGCCTGGATAGACAAATGGGACCAACGCAGGAACACCAACTGGAAAGTGACCTTTCCTGACGTAATAAAATATTTTTCCTATGACACACCGGAACAAAATGATCTTGAGTAACAGATTCACCTAACTGCTATCGCCTATCTTGACGTTGACTTCATCACGTATGATTATTGTGGCTGTTCTCATGTTAGACTGACCCGAGTGATGTGTTGTTGTGTTTGTATGGTTTCAAGTAGTTGTGGTCTTGATTGTGTTTCAATCAATTGAGCAACAGGAAATCGATATGGTAACAGTCTAGCATTTGGAAAATACTCGTATCCTTGTTCATGAAAAAACTCCTGGTGTGCTGTATAGTATTGTTGCATTTTTTCCAGGCGTTCCGCAACCAGGCTGGACGAATCCTCATAAAATCTTACCACAAAGTCAGCTGAGTAATGATTGAACGGAAGGAATGCTTCATCTGATATGTACTTATCGTTGTCTACAGTCAAGTCTTCAAGGGTTTTTCCTATCTCAACATAGTTCAAGCAAACAGAACCAAATGGTGGATTGAGCGTTCCGTACTGATGCATCATGTCGCTAGTTACGGTTTGTGTTTTTGGTAATCCAAACCAGGTGCAAACAAATCTTGGACGATTGGACCCGGACACTGTTTCGCATCTATGTACTGCTATGTTTAATTCGGCCAAGGCCCGTTGCACCGACTCAGGTGCTGTGTTCCAGTATTCGTGATCCTGTTTATCAAGCAAGCCGTGACAGCGTTCAAATACGTTGTGTAGATAATTCAAGTAATCTTGATCGAATACGTTAGTAAATGGTCGATCAATCGTTGGCCGATGTGCGTTGATTGTGGCAATACATTGTTGTATCATCGTGGTAGCACGGGCTATTTCAGTTTCTCGAGAATCGAATCCATAAAATCTTGAAGGATGATCTAAGGGATATTGATCCCGCAAGGCCATGCGGTCAAGCCATAAGTGTGTGAGCGGATTATCAAGTAATTGAAATTGCAGTTCCAATCCTGCCGACAACTCAACTGTTAGACAATTTAGACCCATATAGTTATTATATACTATTCGTGATGACATTGTCAAAAAAACAGGCACCTAAGTGCCTGTATAAAATGGACAGTATATTGTACTGTCCAGGAGCTACCGTTTATGCATTGTTCATACATGTTGATGCCGCAAGTGCCTTCCAGTTGGTACTGGATACCTTGGTCAAGTCCGCAATCTTGAGTGCCATACGCAGACTCATTTCTCTCAAACGACTCCTGTTCTGGTCCATGAATGACAAGATCTCTTCACCTTGTTCGGGTGTAAAATCATAGTCCTGGAACAAGTCGCCCTTGCGGAAGATCTGTTTGATGCGCAAGAATCTATCACGTTGCGTGTTCAAGGTAAGATCCAGGAAGTGACAACGACTCTGCAGGGCCGCCAAGTGGTCTTGTAGTTTCTTGCTTTTCAAATTCTGGAACTGCAAGTTGGTGATAAAGATACAGGCACCCTTGAAGTCAAAGCTGTCAGGGATACCTTCACGTTTCAGCATGTGGCTATCCGAATTCCAGTAGATTCTACGCTTCTTGCCTGAATCTAAAGCCGCTTTGAGAATGTTCAAGCTCAAGTCATCTTGGAATACACTATCACAGTCATCGAATACCAGCACATTACATGGATCCGAACTCTTGTACAAGGTACAGTACAGGCCAATTGGAGTCATAGCACCTTTAATAATTTCATACTTGATTCTACGTCCAGCCAACTTGTCAAAGAGACCTGACTGTTCTAGTTGTTTTTCTACACCGTAACTCTTGCCAACTCCGGGGGGCCCAACCACTATCATTGCTCTAACATCGCCAGCAATGGTGGCCTTGGTCATTTGATCCAAGATATCGAAGCGTTCGCCAATACGGGCCATTACTTCGTCGTCAGTCTCCACAGGAGCGACTGTTTTAACTACAGGAACGGCTGTTGCTGTGTCTCCTCCAACAAACTCTACATCTTCGATGCTGTCTACCTTGACGCGGACTACATCATGATCAGGGCCAAAATAGCCATCACTGTCCACTGTTACAAAACTACCTCGGGTACCGGTCTGTAAACCTTTTACCAGGGTAAATGCTACGTCCCTTACGGGTTGGTTACGGTATATTCCGTTTTTGATATTGACTTTACTCAATTTTCTGCTCCTGTTTAGTTACTATACTACTATTATAACAAATGGCGTATTTTGGGTCAACCGTTGTATTCTATTGTTTTTGCAATGTTGCACAAAAACAACACTCCGTAACTACTAGGTCTACAATACCTGATTTCATAAAGCTATTATACCCTAAAAAGCATTTGTAGTCAACCATAAAAAAACCCTGCTCGGGGCAGGGTTTTTGTTGATGATAAAAAAAATTTATGCTACATTTCCTAGACCAACATTAAGATTGCATACTAGAGTACTTCCGTCATTGACTTGCCAAGTCCATATTCCAGTTGACTTGACATATGGTTCTGGTGCTACACCATCTATAACTACGTTACTGCGACAGTCTGATGTTTCTTCACTGTTGGTAGGTGTGCCACGGTAACACGAAACAAAGGTTGTAGCATTTCCAGGAGTGTTCGCCCAAATATTTCCAACCTGAGTGGGTTGTGCTATGTAATTGCTTAGAACATGAGTTAAAAAAATCCCCTCTCCACCGGTAACGGTGACCGACATTATTCGAGATCCAGCAAATTCGATCGGAAATTGATCGCTATTTTCCACAGCAAATAACTGATTTGTAGTAGTCCAATCTGTTCCAGGGTCTAGCATCACTTCATCTAATGTAGTTACTGTGTCATTGTATACCACAACATTGTCAATGGTTGCTGTAATAGTTACAGCACTATTGCCGTATGCAAGTCCTAAAAATTGTAAGGTTCTGTTGGTCATAATATATTCCTCTACGAATATTTATGCTGTTTAATGTTATTTAAATCTGTCAGAAACGTCATACCTGGATGTCTTCCATTCCGGCGGCTCTGAGTCGTACCACATGCCCCAGCATGAAATTCTTGCTTTCGAATGCCTTGATAATGCCCAGAAATTTGTTGCGTAACAATGCTACTTCGTTGATTAGTGTTTCAAAGTCGATAACTTCGTCTTCGCCATCCACATACTTGTCAGCGTCTCGAGCAGTCAAGGCTCTGGCATATCCTTCCAGATACTTTTGAAAATGCTTGCGACGGATCTTTCTTAACTGTATGTTGAGAAGATTCAGCACTGCTTCGATCTCTTGCAGTTGATTGAATCTGTGTTCGGTGATACCAGGCAGGTTGGTAATGTTTTTTTCAACCAAGCCGCCTACTCGACATTCTTTTTTAGCTTCTAATAACTCCTGTTCATAATAGCTTATAAAATCAGGAATTGCAGAGAGATCTGCTACTACTCGACTATACCACATCAATACTGATCGCTGTAAGGATCATCCTCATCGTCGTGTAAGTCCTCGTCATCATCTTCATCATCAGCATGATCTTTGAGATAACTGGCCAAGGCACGTTTGATGTCGGGATCAGTTTTAAAGACCGATTTGATTTCATCTGCGGCACCATCGTTGTCAATTAACACAGCTACCAGTGTTTCGGCGGCCTCATCACGATCAACTGTGTTGATATAGCGTTTTAATTCACTCCAAATTTCTCGACTTAATTCTATTGACATTTTTATTCCTTTTTATTAATTATTACATTTAAAACATTAATTGTTTAGCACTACGTTGATCAAACCAAGATTTTAAATCTTGGTACGGCGCTGCAAAATGAATGCTAAGAGTCCATCTTTCTCCGGCATTTTTTATTCCATGGCTTGCTGTTGCATCTAGTATCCATGCTTCTCCAACTACACTAGGATAAATTCCATAGAACCCATTTTTACTGACGTAGGTGTAGGCTTCAGGATCTGTGTTGTAAAAAATATAATTAAGTGCTGACAAATCCTTGGCCTGATCAACATGCTCACTGCCATCGGTTGGTAAAAAACTAATGGCACCCTCATCGGGTTCTAGAGACTGCATTTCTTTTAACATACTAGATAACCATGGTTCCATGCTACGGCTAATAAGTGGGCCTGCTAATCTATACCATTTTGGACTTTTATAATTTTTACTTATTGTTCCGAATGATTTTAAATCAAAATGTTCTGACCCAAATTCTCTAGCACCGGGCACGTCGGGTGGGTAGGCACCAAGAGATTTGGCATGTGGTTCTAAAGACATCATTTTTTTAGATGCCTGAATAGTATCTTCCCAATTGTGATTAATTCCCAACGGGACACGTTGAAAATACTCGTTCATTATTCCTCCGTTGCAGTTTCTTCTGTACTTACCGTTTCTTTCTGATTTGCAAAGTCTGCCATTACCTTGTCAAGGCACCCAGCTTCGTTTGATTCCCAGGCCTTGCGGAACTGCTTGATGATTTCGCCATCGCTAGTAACAAACATTAGTCTATTGCCGTCTTTCTTTAACAGGCCTTTTTTCTCGGCCAAGTCAGTCAAGCCTGAGTATGGATTCATTCCTGTTTCGTAAGGAATCTTGACCTGCATGCCTTCAAACGGTTTGGCATAGCGGGTTTTCATTACCTTACAGCCAGCACGGATACCCATTACTTCTGAGATCTTGTTGCCATCTTCGTCTTCTTTAAGTTTCATTTTCTTCATAGCAACAACAATACTACTTGCATAGATAAATCCTTGTCCGCCTGATATCTTGTCGTCTGGATCAAACATGTCTTGACTGGCATAGGTATGGTTAGTACACACCATGCCCACATTGTAGCCACCAAACATATTGACACT